TCGACGACTGCAGTATCAGATCAAGCGGCCGCATCAGCTGGCCGACTTCTCGGACTGACCATGGCCGCAAAAACCACCCGCAACATCGTGGACCGCGCCGTGGCGTGGTTGTCACCATCGGCTGCCGTCAAGCGTGCCCAGGCCCGCCAGGTGCTGGCCTACTACGAAGCCGCGCGGCCCGACCGCCTGCGCAAAAACCGCCGTTCCACCGGCAGCGCCAATGACGAAGTGCTGCAGGCCGGCGGCACCCTGCGCCAGGTGGCCCGGCACCTGGAACAAAACTACGACCTCGCCCTGGGTGTGCTCAACACCCTGGTGGTGAATGTGGTGGGGCCCAACGGCATCGGTGTGGAGCCGCAGCCGCGCAAGGCAGACGGCAGCATTGACGACGCCCTGGCCCGCCAGATCCTCATGCTGTACCAGGACTGGTGCAAGGCCCCCGAGGTGACCCGCCAGCACGACTGGCCCAGCGCCCAGCGCCTGCTGGCCCGTAGCTGGTTTCGTGATGGCGAGGTATTCAATCAGACACTCAGCGGCATCATTCCCGGCCTGCAGCACGGCAGCGCCGTGCCGTTCAGCGTCGAGATGCTTGAGGCTGACTATGTGCCGCAAGACCTCAACAGCACAACGCCTGCCATCGTGCAGGGCATCAGCATCAACGCCTGGGGCGCTGCCACAGGCTACAACGTGTACAAGGCCAGCCCGCTCGAAGGCGTGGCGCTGCTGGGCGCGGCGCAAACAAAGTTTGTGCCGGCCGACCGCATGCTGCACCTGAAGAACGTGCAGCGCATTCGCCAAATGCGCGGCGTGTCGGTCTTCGCATCGGTGCTGAACCGGTTTGACGACCTCAAGGACTACGAAGAAAGCGAGCGCATCGCCGCAAAGATCGCCGCCAGCATGGCCGCCTACATCAAAAAGGGCGCCCCCGACCTGTACGAACCCGACGCCGATGCCGAGCCGCGCCAGATGAAGTTTCGCCCCGGCATGGTGTTTGATGACCTCAAGGTGGGCGAAGAAATCGGGATGATCGACACCAACCGGCCCAACCCGAACCTGGAGACCTACCGCAGCGGCCAGATGAAGGCCATAGCCGCAGGCGCGGGCCCCACGTTCAGCAGCATCAGCCGCACCTATGACGGCACCTACAGCGCCCAGCGCCAGGAGTTGGTGGAAGGTTACGCCGTGTATGCCACTCTGGCAAACGAATTCATCGGCCGCATCGTGCGCCCGGTGTACGAACAATTCATTGCCGCCGCCGTGGCCAGCGGCCAGCTGCGCGTGCCTGCAGGCACCCAGCCCGGCACCCTGGCCAGTGCCAGCTACATGCCCCCCGCCATGCCGTGGATTGACCCGCGCAAAGAGGCAGAAGCCTGGGGAATGCTGGAAGACCGCGCCTACGCCAGCGGCCCCGAAATCATCCGCAAGCGCGGGGGCAACCCGCTCGACGTGCTGGAGCAGCAAGGCCGCTGGCTGCGCGAAAAGGCCGCCGAGGGTGTGCCAGACAACGCCGCCCGCGCCCAGCCCAGCGTGACCCTGCAAACCGAATAGGGCAGCGGCAAAAGTAGTGCAGCGTTTTTTGAGACTTTGCACAGCTACCCCGGCACATTCACCCCCAACACCCACAAGGACAACCATGGCAAAGTGGTACGAAATCAAAGCAGCGGCCCCGGTGGCAGAAGGCGAAGCGCCCAAGCCTGCCGAGGTGCTGATCTACGGCAACATCGGCGACCGCTGGAACGAAGACGGCGTGGTGGCCAGCGAGCTGGTGCGCGACCTGTCCGCCCTCGAAGCCGACACCATCAACCTTCGCATCAACAGCTACGGCGGCAGCGTGCCCGATGGCCTGGCCATCTACAACGCCCTGCGCCGCCACAAGGCCACCGTGAATGTGTTTGTGGACGGCGTGGCCATCAGCTGCGCAAGCTACATCGCCATGGCGGGCGACACGATCACCATGGCGAACAACGCCCAGATGATGATTCACGGCCCCTGGACGATTGCCGCAGGCAACGCCACCGATATGCGCGAACAGGCTGACATTCTCGACCGCTACGCCAAAGCCATGGCCAGCGCCTACGCCGACAAGAGCGGCAAAACCTACGACGACGCCCTGGCCATGCTCACCGACGGCAAAGACCACTGGTTTCTGGCCGATGAAGCCAAGGCCGAAGGCTTTGCCGACGAAGTGGGCGACGAAGTGGCCGTGGCCGCATCGCTGGCCAGCAGCTTCGACCTGTCCCGCTTCAAGGCCGCCGCGCCCGTTGCGGCTGGCAACAAACCCCAAGTTTCGCAACCGACTGCAGCTGCAGTCACAACAAAGGAGGCTTCAATGCCCGCACCCGTGCCCGCAGCTGGTCAACCCGCTGCAACCCCCTTCGCGCGCACCAAGGACGACAACGCCCAGGTGATCGCCATGTTCAAGCCCTTTGCATCGCGCCCCGAAATCGCCGCGCTGCAAACCGAAGTGCTGGCCGACCCTGGCCTGACCATTGAAGCCATCCAGGCCCGCCTGCTGGCCGAAATGGGCAAGGGCGCCGAGCCTGCCAACCCGCAAAACTCCTTCCCGAAGATCGAGACGGTTTCGGACGAAGGCGACAAGCGCAAAGACGCCGTGGTGGCCTCCATCCTGGCCCGCGCTGGCGTGGTGCAAGACGCCGCCGCCCGCGCTGCGCTGGCATCCAACCCCTACCGTGGCGACCGCCTGCTCGACACCGCCCGTGCCTCGCTGCAGCGCGCAGGCGTCAACGTGGCCGGCATGACCCCTATGGAAGTGGTAGCCGCAGCCTTTACCCAGGGCACCAGCGATTTCCCCGTGCTGCTCGAAAACGCCATGCACAAGACGCTGCAGACGTCCTACGCCATCGCTGCCAACACCTGGAACCGCTTCTGCGCCACCGGCAGCGTGAGCGACTTCCGCGCGCACAACCGCTACCGCACCGGCAGCTTCGGCAGCCTCGATGCCGTCAACGAGCTGGGCGAGTTCATCAACAAATCCATCCCTGACGGCGAAAAGGCCAGCATCACGGCAGGCACCAGGGGCAACATCATCAACCTGAGCCGCACGGCCATCATCAACGATGACCTTGGCGCGTTCGTGGGCCTGTCCAACATGCTGGGCCGCGCAGCAGCCCGCACAGTGGAAGCCGATGTTTACGCCCTGCTGGCCCTCAACAGCGGCGCAGGCCCCACCATGGGCGACGGCAAGGCACTGTTCCACACCGACCACGGCAACATCACCACCAGCGCAGCCCTCACCATGGCCGCCCTGGATCTGGATCGCGTGGCCATGGCGTCGCAAAAGGACGTGTCGGGTAACGACTACCTCGACCTGCGCCCCGCAGTGCTGCTGGTGCCCATTGGCCTGGGTGGAACGGCCCGCAGCATCAATGAAGCGCAGTACGACCCCGACACCGCCAACAAGCTGCAAAAGCCCAACATCGTCAACGGCCTGTTCCGCGACATTGTGGACACCCCGCGCATGACGGGCAACCGCCGCTACCTGTTTGCTGACCCCTCCGAGGCCCCGGTGCTGGAAGTCGCCTTCCTCGACGGCAACCAAAACCCGTACCTGGAACTGCAAAACGGCTTTGACGTGGACGGTGCCCGCTACAAGGTGCGCCTTGACTACGGCGTGGCCGCTGTGGACTACCGAGGCGCCGTCACCAACGCAGGCGGCTGATAGCCACCACTGGCCGCCACAGCGCGGCCAGTAAGCCACCCCACATCAATCAAGGAACACCACCATGACCACCACCTACAAGCAAGAAGGCAAGGTAATCCAGTACACCGCCGGGGCGAACATCAGCGCGGGCGCTGTCGTCAAAATCGGCAACGTCCTTGGCATTGCCTTGACCGACATTGCCAGCGGCGCCACCGGCTCGGTAGCGCTCGAAGGCGTTTTCTCAGCCCCGAAGGTCTCGGCCGCCGTGATCGCGCAAGGCGAATCCCTCACCTGGGACGTGTCCGCTGGCGCCTTTGACGACAACGCCGCCGTAGCCGCCACGGGCGACGTCACCGGCGCGGCCGCGTTCGCCTTTGCAGGCGCAGCAGCCACCACCACCACGGTGCTGGTCAAGTTCACCGGCGTGCCTGGCACCGTCGCCTGATCGCCATGAGCCTGGCCCCCTTCGCCGCCCTTGAATCGCGCCTGAATGGCGCGGTGCAAAAGCGCCTTGCCAACGCCACCGCCGTGCACAACGGCGGCGCCCCGTTCGGCGTGCTGTTCGACCGCGCCCCCGCCGACCCGTTCGGCAATGGCGCAGTGGATGCGGCGGCGTGCACGGCAGCGTTTTGCCTTGCCAATGCGCCGGGGCTGGTAGAGGGTGGCGAACTGGTCATTGACGGCACGGCCTACGTCGTCGCATCGGGCGTGCAGCCCGATGCCGGCGGGTGGGTCACCCTGTCTGTTTACCCCAAGGCTTGACCCATGCTTGCACTTGGTAATCCCATCAAAACCCGCCTGCAGGCGCTCCCGCAGCTTACCGGCTGGCAGGTGCGCCTTGGTACCGAGCTGACGGACCGCCGCCAGGTTCCGGCCGCAGACGTGCGGATGGTGGGCGCCAGCATGCCAAGCAACCGCAGCACTGCCGCAGCAGTGGCGCCGCAATGGGTAGTGACGCTGATCGTCAGGCGCAGCGACACCGCTGCCGACGAACTGGATGCTGCATTCACCGCCGTCATCGCCAGCCTGCACAACTGGCTTCCCGGCCAGCACGGCGGGCGCGGCTGGGAGCCATTGCGCGCCGTCGGCAGTGCCGAGGCGCCATTTTCTGACGACGGCGTTGCCGCCTTTGAAATCAACTTTTCCACCCAGGCCCTGTACGCAGGCCAGCCCTAAAAACCGGAGCGCACCATGCCCATCGAGCACGTCAAAAACGAATACCTCATCCCCCGTGGCCGGGTGTATTTCGACCCCTACAACGCCAGCGAAGAGCTTACCGGCGAAATCGCCCTGGGCAACTGCCCCGGCATCAACGTCGCCATCAGTACCGAAAAGGCAGAGCACTTCAGCTCTGAAACCGGGCTGAAGCAAAAGGATGGCTCCTGGAACATCCAGGTAGACCGCACCGGTACCGTCAACTGCGACAACTTCTCTCCTGCCAACGCCGCACTGTGGCTGTCTGGCACGATGGAGAAAAAGACCCAGGCCGCAACGCCCGTCACCGCAGAGCTGCGCACCGTGCTGCCTGGCCGCCAGTACCAGCTGGGCGCCACCAGTGCCAACCCGCTGGGCGTGCGCAACGTGACGGCCGTCACCGTCAAAAGCGAAGACGGCACCACCACCCATGTGGCGGGCACCGACTACAACGTTGACACGGAAACCGGGCGCGTGCAAATCATCGAAGGCGGCGCCATCACTGCCAGCACCGTGGTGCAGTTTGGCTACACGCCCGTGGCGGGGACGTTTGAGTCCGTCAAGTCGGGCAGCACTGCCGAGCTGCAGGGCGCCCTGCGCGTTGTGTCCGACAACGCCACGGGCGGCAATCGTGATTGGTATATGCCCAAAGTCACCCTCACGCCCAATGGTGACCTGGCCCTGATTGCCGAAGGCACCGACGTTGTCGCCATGGAATTCGGTCTTGAAGTGCTCAAGCCCGCCAATGCCGAGGCCATTTACTGCGACGGCCGCCCCGTAGCGTAACCCGCAGCCCACGGCGCCCTAGCAGCGCCGTGCGTCTCCAAGTGCTGCCCGCCACGGCAGCAGTTGAAGCCGCCGCACTGCCCCCACACAACCCGAGGTAACGCCCGTGGCAATGAAGCCCATCGAAATTCTGATTAACGCCAAAGACAATGCGTCTGGCGTTTTCAGCAGCTTGCAAAGCAAAGTTGCCGCAGTTGGTGCGGCCATTGCGGCCTACTTCGGCATCAACGCCTTTGCAGGGGTAGTGCAGGGCGCGGCAGACTTTGAGCAAGGAATGGATGCGGCCGCTTGTATCTGATACTGCTGATGTCGTCGACG